AAAAGAAGTTTCTAAAAAAGAAATTCCTTTAGTAGAAGCTCCTGTCACTGAAAAGGCAGTTGCAGATACTAAAGAAACAACTTCATCAAGTTCTGACTATTGGAAAGAACCGTTTGCTAAATTAAAAGAAGAGACCGAAGGATATGAGATTCCAGAAGATCTTTCCCAGGAAAATTACTTAGACAAGCTAAAAGAGCATTGGTCAAAGGATCCTGTTAAAGAAATTCATCCTGACTTGCAAAAGATCCAGAATGCTATTAATGAAGGAGCTGATCTTTCTTCTGTCTTAAAAGATTTAACAACGGATTTTGATATTTTAAGACTTGGTGACAAAGAACTTCTATCACTTGATTATACTCAGGACAACAAAGATTGGGATGAGGATAAAATTAATCAGGTTTTAGAGAAACTAGATAATGCCGGAATGCTTGAAATAGAAGCACAGAAGGTGAGAAATAGAGTTCGTGATTTTCAACAAGCACGTCTTGAGAACTTAGAGGTTGAAACAAAGGCCAAACAAGTTCAAGAGACTGCAAAAATAAAATCCGAAAGAGATGAACAGATAAATCTCGCACTAGATACCTTAAATGGTATGGATGAAGTATATGGATTACCAATAAGCAAAGCTGAAAAGGTGGAATTCTCTGATTACTTCAAATCTATTGTTACCCCCGACGAAAGTGGTATAGCACCAATGTTTCAAATGTTGCAAAGCAACGAAAATTTGGTAAAAGTTGCCGCTATGATGTGGAAAGGTGATGATAAAATCAGAAGTGCAATAACTGAAGCTAAGGAAAGTGGAAAGAATGCCTTTAAGGACAAACTTGACAAAGATCCTAAGCTAAGTTACAATTCAGGGAGTCCCGTTGACTCCACGAAAATAGATCTAGAAGCATTATCCGCTCCAGAGCGGTTAACTTTATAGATCAACAAATAAATTTAATTTTAATTAAAAATCTAATAAAATGAAGATTATTGGAACTGGAACTTATGATGCAAACAGGACCACTATGACGAATTCATTGGCGGCAGCTTTATTGACAAAGCCAGAGATTTCGACTAATGTGGTTAACTTGTTTGAAGATAATTTCACTGCATTTTCCTCATATTTAGCTCGTAAGGGTTTGACTAAAAAAGGTCTTACTCCGGACATGAGCACTTCTGATTTCAAGGTAATTGGAAATAGGAAGTTTATGTGGGCAGTGAAAGGTTATCCTTTTAGGAAAGGAACAATATTGTTAGCAGCAGATCCTGCAACACCAACCGTAGAATTTGATTGTACAAGTGCTCAGCCTGGTGTTAATCAGACTATATTTCAGCTAACTTTAGATACTAATTTCTTTTCGCCAAATGATACTTTAGAATTGTCGGATCATCGAACAATTCTTCAAGTGTTAGATGAGTATCCCGTAGAAGTGACCATAAGTGGTCAGCCAGGATGGAGATATCAAGTAAGGTTGGTAACTAACATAAATGGTTCTTATTGTGACTGTAATTTGGTTGCAACAGGATCAGAAGTTGGATTCAGCTATACTGCGTTTCCTGAATTGAGTGAAACTGGATATGAGAAAAATACATTCCCAGAATGGCATACTAACTATATGACTATTCAAAGGATGCAATTTTCTACATCCGGATCAGCTCAAAATACTGTTCTATGGGTTGAACACAATGGCCAAAAACTTTGGTTTAAGGTTCAAGAAATGGACATGATGAGAAGGTGGGCTTATGCTAGAGAAAATCAACTCTTGTTTGGTCGAGCTACTATTGATGCAAATGACAACGTATTTTTACGTGACATCAAAGGTAGGGAGATTATTCAGGGAGATGGACTTATAGCACAAGGTGATTCTTCTTTGAAATTTCAGTATAACACGCTGAATATTAAGACGCTTGAAAACATTATGCAGAATCTTCAATTGCTTACAAATGATGATGGTTTGACAGAAGTTTTCGTAATGGGCGGCCAAGCTTTCGTTTGGAATTTCCAAAGGTTAATGAGAGATGTGTTTAAGTATGACCCACAACCTCTATTTGTTTCCGCTGGAGACAGAGAAAAGGGTGTAAAAGTTGCTTTTAACAGCTATGAAATGGCAGGAGTTAAGATTGTCGTTGCATGGAATAAAGCAATGGATGCTGCTTGGAGACCTCAGCAAAAAGACATCTTTGGAACTAATCTTGAGTCTTACAGAGGGTTCTTTGTATCCCTTGGTAATACAATAGGTGGTGACGCAAATGTTGAGCTTATTGCTCTAGGCAACGGTGCAGATGATCGTAGGTATGTTAAGAAAATTATTGATGGTATGGCTTCACCTGGTGGAAGTGGAAGAAAAGAATACTCTTCCAACTCTGTAGATGGATACCAATGCCAGATACTTTCTGAAACAGGCCTTTGTTTAAAGAATCCATTTGGGTTCGCTGAGCTGTACAAGCCTGTTTAATTGATTTAATAAGATAAAAGAAAAAAAGATGACAGGAAATATCAAAAGACTGATAGCAATTGATAAAAAATATCATGAAGCTCCGGTTTATATTTGTGCTAAAGAGGATCCTCGTACTAAGACTTTGGTTGATTATGAGGGACGCTTGAGTGCTAATGAAAGGAAAGAACTGAGTGTAAAAATAGATGGAGATACCCAATTAAGAGTGTCTCATCTAATGCAGTTTGATCTTGACAACCCGAATGACAAGATATATTTTGAAATTATATCAGATGACAAAATGGTTGCTCCTTCTAAGGAAGAAGTTAATCCAGGATCTCACAGGTATTATATTGAAGATAAAGAATATGAGGCCAGGGTTTCCATTAGCAAAACCAGACTAAAAGCTCAAGCATTTAAGGTCGTTGCCCTTCTTTCATTAGAAGACATGGTCAATTATGCAAGAATTTTAGGAAAGTATGCTTCTGATCTCTCTGCAACTCAGGTTGAAGCTCTTCTTTATGATAAATGTGAAGATAAGCCGAAGGAAATAATTGACATTTCCACGGATAGGGACCTGAAGTATAAGATCCTTCTTAACAAGTTATTAGATAACAATTTTATAACTTCTGTTAATGGGAAATATATGAATGGTACTGAAGTCGTTGGAATAAGTGAAGATTTTTCTATTCAATGGCTTAAGGATCCTAAGAACTCTGCAGTTGTTACACAGTGGATTTCTTCTTTTAGTGGGTTTGAATCACCAAATGTCGCTGCGATATACGAAGATCATGAGACAAAATCAATTGAAGAGCCAGTTTCGACAGTTGCTGTTAAGAGTAAGAAGAGAAAGGGAACTAAAGCAAAAATCAAAAGCAAGTGATTACTACTGCCTTAGATACGTATAAATATTTTCTTGATGGTATCAACAAGGAAAGAACTACTACTGTTACTCCAGACGAGTTTAATCGCCTTATTAATATGTGTGAGGTTGAATGGATCAGGAATAAGTATAGTGAATTCGAGTATATCGAAAAGAGAATAGATGATCTAAGGATATTGGAAGTCCGTGATGTTATTCCTAATACTGGTACGCTGGTTTCAGGTGAAGAAATTTTTATTCTTCCCTATAATGCTGTAACCAATGTTAGTACTTCCGGGAATCCAACAGGACAAAATCATGGATATATGTATATGCTTAATGTTGCCTGGAAAATTCAATATGTGGATAATGAATGCTGCAAGACCGGTGAATCTAAATGGATCCCGTCTAGAACCATGAAAGCTAATTTTGAATGGGAAATACAAGATGACCCATACAATAAGCCGAAAGATGATAGACTGTATCATAAGATCATTGCGAATCAGGTAGAATTATACACAGGCACAAATTCTTATGGGATAGAAGTTAGGTTTGACTATTTAAGGTATCCCAGGGTGATTAATGTTCCTACATCAGCCAATCCGGTTGATATAGTTTCTGAATTGCCCTTACATACCAGAGAAGAAGTCATCTCAATAGCTATCAGGAAAGAACTTGGAAGAATTGAGTCTCCGAGATATCAACAGCAAATGATTGAAAATGCTCAAACAATTACTTAAATTCAAACAATTTTAAATCAAATATCATGCTTAGAAGACATGCAGATAAATTGCTAATTAATGGTGGTTATGCCGATGTTCCTATTGGAACACCAACTGCCACAAACATTAACATAACTGGTTATGGCATACTTGACCAAGCATTCATAGTGAGTGCAAATAAGATCTGTTCTGCTGTAGAAGTGCAACAAGAACAGGATGTAACAGTAATAATCCCAACATCTTGCGAATGTCCGTATGAGTGGTGTCTAACTATAGTTTGTTTACCAAACTTGCAGTTATATGAAACTCAGAACACATTTGCTAGTTCAAAGGTTTATTGTTATGAAGATCCAGCTGGAGGAACTCCGGTTGACACAGTTGCGGCTGCAGCGATTGCAGCTTACATTAATGCTGACCCTTTTGCTTGTGTAACTGCTACCGTAACCGGTGCAGTAATTACACTAACATCAAATGTTGGTACTAATGGGTTTGAGGTTTATTCCTCATCAGCAACAATCCCGGCCCCAACTACGGCTCATGTACAAGAAGTACTGGGCATAGATGCAATGACTAGGATATTCCCTATACACCCAGGAGACTTTGGCTCACAACCAACGCTTCCTTATACTCCGGATTTTACAACTACGGGCTATTGTAAATGGAATGTTACTATCAGGGGCCAGGAGGATGTTCAAGATGTGGACGGTGCTAATCATTGGAACGAATATGAGAAAGAGTTAGATCTCTATATTTGGGACGATGGTACAGGTGCGTTTACAACACTTGACGGTCTGATTGATACTGTGCTTGGAACATAGTGAATGTTCTTGAGCTTTCAATAAGTATATCTCTATTCTGCCTCGGTATTCGTGAGGTAACTGATGACATCGGTGGCAGAATAGGATATCCTTTGAGAGAGTTCGTATTAAAAAAAGAATTTCCATTATGGATTCTTAAACCGACTATATTGTGCATAACATGCATGGCCAGCTTTTGGGGTTCTTTGGCATATTTCACTCTTTCCTTTTTAGAAGTAGGATGTGATTGTTTGTTGAAGATAGAGACCTGGATAGTTTGGATCATTGTTTGCCTTTCAGTATCTTTCTTGAATACCCTTTTATGGGAATTGAGAAACAAGGTTTTAGGAGTTCAGTAAAAGTACATCAATGGCAAAGACATTAGCTGAAATAGGATATAGCATACGAAATCAAATAAAAGGCTATTTTTCTACTGATGACGAGCGAATTTCTATTGAATTTATTTATGCTAAAGCATGGGACATAAGGTCCATGCTCATCAAAGAGGAGTATAGAAAATTCAGACAACTAAATGACCAGGATTATATTTCTGAATGCTGCCTGGAAGTTTGTTGTGATGAAACTGTTTGTGAAGGAGAAGATTCCCTGGCAAAAGATCATTATGTCAATATTCCCACATTAGAATCTGCTCTAGGATATAATGGAGTCAAGTATTTTGGAACTACAGACAAGAAGACTCCCTTTAGAAGAGTAAATTATCCAGGTTATCTTTATAGTGACTATGAGTCCTATACCAAGAACGTTCCTACATATACGTTAGTAGATACCAAAGCATTTCTTAAAAATCTTCCTACCGATACACTTAAATTTATATGTATCATAGGTATCTTTGAAAACCCAAGAGGTCATTGTGATCCAGAAGACGCTTTTCCCATTGCACGGCATTTGGTTCATAAACTTGAACTAATCGCTGTCAAGCAACTGATGAGTACAATCGTTATTGGGCCAGATGAAGTAAACAATGCCAG